TGCCGCTGGCTTGCAGTTCAGCGCCCATGATCGTAATTTTGACCGGATCCGTGCCGGAAACCTCGTACACACGGTCGCGCAGCTTGATGGTCATGCCCAGCCGCCGCCAAATGACGCGAGCGCCATATGTGCCGATAGCCCCCATCGTCGCCCAATGCTCGTTAGACCATGTGTGACCGCCGTCATCCGACCAGCGCAGCATGACCTGCGGATCGCTGCCTTGGCCCGTATTGAGGCCCACACCGCTTTCACAGTCCAGTTGCAGCTTGTGCTGGGCGGTGCGCTTTAGATCGTTCTGACCTGGCGGCAGCGCACGCCACGACCGCAGCCACTTCTGCACCGCGTCGTCGTCGGCGTACACCGACAGGTCAAAGGCATACAGCCGCCCGTCCTCGTAGTCACCTACGATCACTTCGCTGTTGAACGCCATTTGGCAGTTGGAGCGATGGCGAATGAACTGGCCGTTGTTCCATGCCGCACGCTCATGCCAACCCTGCGTAGATACATCGTATACCCAAGTCTTGTTGGCGCTGGGAAAGGTCAAAACGTAGAACGCATGGCCTTCCTGCTGGTAGGTGTAGGCGATGGCGTCCGTAATGTCGCCGTAGGACTGAATGGCGTACTCAATGGCGTGCGTGGAGACGCGCTGGCCGGTGTAGCCATTGGCCCGATAGACAATGCCCTGACCGCGAGCGTCGCCGCCGAGCCAGAACAGCCCGTTGTCCAGCTTGGCAATTGAATACGCGGCTATGCAGCCGATCTCGTTGTACGCGCCTTGGATGCGCGTCAGGGGGAAATCAGCATTGCCCGCGTCGTACCAGACCTCAACCGAGTTGGTTCCAAACAGCCATATCTCGCGGTGGTCGACAATTAGCGACACCAGTTGGTCGGGTGAACCTTCAGCCGACGCAAAATCCAGCGGATCCACCGCAGTACCATCCAAAAGGCTTGTGACCCATACGCGCTGAGAATCGGGTTCATTGAATACAAAGTACCCATCGACATACCCCACGGTCACAGCACCAGGAAAGTCAGGGTCGGTGATTTGCGCGAACACGGCAGTCGTGGCGTTGTAGATGTAACCTTCGGGGTTGCAGGCCACAAACAACTGCGTGCCGTTGTCAGACATTGACACCGGCCCGTCACCGGCAACCGTGCCAATCAACGTAGCCGCCCATGCCGAGTCGATCTTGTACAACTCTAGCCCCGACACCGCGTAGGCAAAGCCGCCAAACTGCCACAACCCACGAATAGGGCCGTTGCCCACCGTGACCACGCGGCGAAGGCCAGGTGCGCGGTTCAGAAATGCCGGTTCCTTGCCACCTTCGGGGACAAGTTCGGGGAACAAATTGACCTCGCGGTTGTCGGCGGCATTGACTGCACGCGCGACGTATGCTTGGCCCAGCACAGGCGTTTTCACTTAGAAATTGCCTGCAAAAATGTTGAACCGCTGGCGAGTACCCACCATCGCATACGGCAGCGCCATCACATCGTCGGGGTTGTTGATCCGCTTGATGTTGCGCTTGGATGCCATTGCAATGCGTTGCACTTGCGGCGACGGTTCAACGCCAAACTCAGCGGCAATTTCACACGCCAAGTTGTACTTAAACGCTCGCAAGTAGCCTGGCGGGAACGCCAGAGAAGTTGCAAGCGTAGCGGGCTGCGTCAGTTCGTCCACGGAAATGAAGTGCCATTCCAGCGCCCGAATCGGCACAGGATAGACATACATATCCATGTTCGGATAGTCCATGTTGATCCACATGATTTGTGGATACGTCGAAGTCACCGTCTTGACCGCAATACCATCGTACTGCTGCTGGTTGACAATTTTGATTCCGTAGCTGACGTTGGTTGTCGGATCGCGGAAGTACGTCGAATCGTCAAGCAATATTGGACGGTTGCCGACAAAATCGCCGGACGGGCCAATGGTGCGGTTGCGAATGCTGGCAGGCCAAGTGAACACTTGATCCTGCGTCGAGTAGGTTGCCAAACGCTCAGTATTCCACGAATCAATCATCTGATTCATGGCTGCAAGGGCGTCTTGCGATGTCGCTGCGGAAGGGGTTTCGTCCTCTGCCAACTCCCCGATCAGTCGAAGGGCCGCATTGATCTGGTCGTTAGCCGTTGCCATACCCCAAACTCCTTACTCAATCGTCTTGCGCCGCCGTTTGGGTTCCAGTGCGTTTACTGGTACGGGCGGCTCGGAAGGCTCAACGTCCTGCGGGGCAACCGGATCAAACCGTTCCCAGCCATTGGCGTAGTCGGCCTTGGCTTCCAAATCGCTTGTTGCGACCTTACGGCCATGCAACGGGTGCTGTAAGTATATGACCATAGAGGATCGGGGGGCTTTACGCCCCCCCCTAGCCTTTAGATGCGGTACACCGACCACGAACCGACAGCAACCTGACGGGCGCGGAAGTGACCAGTGGTGGTGATAGCGATCAGACCGCTACCGACCAGCGTCCAGCCCGTGCCGACCGCCAAAGTCGTTGTTTCACCAGCAGTCACCGAGGTGTTGATGATGAAAAAATCGAAACCGGTGTTCAGCTTCATGTTGCCGACTGCCGCTTCCATTTGCGTTGCCGTGGGCAGCGTATAGGTTGCGGCGGTAGACGCGCCAGGGTTAGAAGTGATGAGCTGCGTCAGAAGATCCGACGCAACAAGGGTCGTAGTGACGGTCTTAGCGACCGGCGCAGGGGCGGCAAACATCTGAACTTCGTTCTGATTGCCGTCGCCAATCTGGTAGCCGCCGCCGACTGAGGGAAGTGCCATGTAAATATCTCCCGAAAAATGGTGAAAAAGGGGGTGTTGCCACCCCCTATTGGATTAGCCCCAGAGACGCACAGCCTGCGGTGCGCGAATCACACCGTAGCCGTACAGAACGTCAATACGACACGGCATACGGTCGTTGTTGATGTCGTACTGGCGCACGATACGCATGGAGATGCCGTTGTGAACCTGACGCGAAGCCATGTCCACGCCCTGCGGCATCAGAAGGTCTGCGGTCGCAAAGGTGATGGCATCCTTGTGGTAGATCAGATTCTGCGGGTAGGCGGTAGACGCCGCGCCCAGCACCGTAACAACCGCACCAGACTGCGGGAACGAATCCACAGTCGCCAGCGCGTTTGCCGAAGTGTAGATGGCGGGCAACACGCTTACCGAAGCCCATGCGCCAGACGATGCGGTCGCATCGGCAGTCACAACAAACTGCTGAAGCGAACCGGTGGTCTGACGAGTCTGCGGGTTGACCGCGTACACGCCAGCGATGGTGAATACGTCGCCCTGCTTGAGCGTGGCCGAACCCGTATCGCCAGTGATGGCAACCGTGGTAGCGCCCTGCGTTGAGACAGTTGCGCTGAGGGTCAACGAAGCCGAAGCCGAGCGAGTGCCAGTGGTGTGCTGGACAATCGACTGGCTCATGTTGATTTCGTCGTAACCCAGCACGTTGTCACCCATCAAGCCATTGCGGAACTGGCTGCTGATGGTGTTGGACGGGTTGAAGAAGCCCTTCATGCTCTCGACCAGACCCGCGTTGGCGGCAGGGTTGACGGTCGCATAGCGCGGGGACATCTGCGCGGCAGCTTCGTTCAGCTTCTGCTGGCCCTGCAACAGAACCAACGAAGAAGCCGGAGTCGTGCCAGGAGTACCCACAGACGCAAAGATACTCTTGTAGGCGTTGGCAACGTCAGCGTCGATGCTGGAGGCCAACTGGCTGATACGCGGCTTCAGCACGCGATCCGCAAAGTCGTCCAACTGCATCGTCAATTCGGCGGTGGTGAAGTTCACGCCAATGTGCTTCTGCGAACCAACGGTCAGCGAAGTGTACTGCTCGTTGTCGTCCTGCACCTGAAGGGCAGCGCCGTCAGTGACCAGAGCGCGATCCGGCAGACGGATACGCAGGGTCGAACCGATCTTTGCGCCTTCGTTGGCAAAGGAATCGTCGTACTGACGGTTCACGTTGCGGGTGATTACCAGGTTGTTCTCCAGAATCTCCAGAGCCTTCCGAGTAATCATGTC